ATTTTATATGAATGAAGCTTTAATGGGTCAAGCTTGCCAGACTTTGCAGTCGTAGCTCTTGAATATTCAAATGCTGCTTTCTTTCTTTCAAAATCTTTAGCTAATAAACTAGCTGTTGAATTTAAAGCACCTTTAGACTTTTCCCAATCATTTTTACAAGCTTCCGAAGTATAACACGTAGAATCTCTTTGGTCATAATCAATATCTTGAAGAATATGTTTTGTTCTTGCTAAGTCAGCTTCTTCATATGTGAATAACATATTTTTAAGATTAGCTTTAGAAATTCCAGAAGAATATTCAGATTGTTTGTCCTCTTCATAACGGTCATCTTTCTTTTCTAAAAGTTCATTTTCATTTTCTCTAAAATTGTCATCAGTCCAAGTTTCATGACCAGGCTCAACAGGTTCTTTAGTTTTTTCACCTTCACCTTCAGAATCAGCATCACCATCTTCACCATCAGTATCTTCATCATCACCATCTTCTGGAGGAGTAGTACCTTGTGGGTTTTCAGTTTCAGCATCATCATCACCGTCCATATCATTAGATGGAAAATCAGCGCCAGTACCTTCAGGCTTTTCTTCTTCTTCCTCTTTATTTTCTTCAATAAAGTCATAGAATTTTTTACAAACTTTTAAAACGTCTTCCCAAGTTTTAACTTCCATAGCTTCTTTAACTAATGGAGCTTCCTCATCTGAGAATTCAACTGGAATATAACCTCTACCTTTTGAAGAAACATTAAGCCTGTCCATAAGACCTGCCTCATTAATTTCTCTATCATCGGTACCAAATAGGTTATCATCAAAAAGTCTCTTATAACCACTTTTAAATCTACGAACTATTCCAGGATATGTCTCTTGGATTTTACGTTCAATTCTAATATCTTCAACAATATTTAAATAAGCTCTAGGAATTTTTCCAATTTTCTTTTCAGAATCATGCCACCCATCAGCTGGAGTATAAAGAGCATGACCAACTTCATGTCCAACTAGTAAGTCATAAACATCTTTACCTTTGTCTTCCCAAAGTGGTAATCTTAAAACTCTATTCATAACATCAAATGATGCTGTTGAATAATTACCATGTTGAACTGATAAGTTCTCTTTGGCTAATAATTTTGCTAAATATTCTTGAGCTGATAAATTCATTATAGTTCCTCTTCGTCCCAATCTCTTTCTAATTCAGATTTCATAGCTTCCTTTAAATCCTCTTCATCCATAGAAACTTCTGGTTCACCATTGATTGTCGCATCAACTTTTTCATAAAGGTCTGTGAAAGCAATTTTAGTATCTTCATCAAAACGATTAACACATAAAGATATTGCTTTATCACGTTTGTTGAATATTGAAAATGTTTGAACGATGTGGCAAAGACGACGAGTTGAAATAACCTCATCAATTCCATCATCATAAAAAGTTTTTCTAATAGCATCTGCCCAACCAACTAAAAGCTTAGCAAATTCTTCATCCATAACTTCAAACTTTTTCATATGCTTCATAACAATTTTTTCCTCAGTTTTCATAGTAGGAAATGTTTGTTCAAGAGTAATAGTAAATCTCTCTAAAAAAGCATCATCAATAATTTGAGCACCTGAATAACGGCCATCATCTGAACCTTTACCTTTGGTATTTGCTGTAGCAATTATGTTAAAACCTTTTTTAGGAATAACAACTTCACCTGTCTTTTTAATTAAAACTGGCTTACCTTCAAGAACACCTTGAAGACACATAATTTTATTAGTACCACGGTCAATTTCGTCAATCATTAAAACTGCTCCAGCTTCCATAGCCTTAATAACCGGACCTTTCATGAAAACTGTCTCACCTTTAATTAGACGGAAACCACCAATTAAATCATCCTCATCTGTTTCAGGTGAAATTTGAACCCTAACATATTCACGATTTAATTTAGCACAAGCCTGTTCTATCTGGAATGTTTTACCATTACCTGATAGTCCAGAAACATAAGTTGGATAAAACATTTTAGATTTAATAACTTTTACAATTTCTGTAAAGTTTCCCCAAGGGACAAATGTCTCATCAAAATCAGGAACAAAAACTTCATCATTAGAAACTGAAGCAACTCCTTTAATTGCCATTTTAACAGCTGGTTTTTTAGTTGATTTTGGCATTAAGCTTTCTAAGTTATAAACTCCGCGGCGGACCGTAGGACATTTTTTTGTATATCTGATATTGACATAAGCAGACCTTGGGTTTTCCCCAGCTGCTTCAGCGGCATCTTTTATCTGAGCCGATGTAAATTCCGTTTTGTTTGGGAATTTTGTTATTAAATTTTCAATTGTTGCATTCATATTTTTTTGCCTTTTTTTATTTTATATAGTATATTATACCATAGTTTTGCCGCTTTAGGAGAAAACTTATGGGTCCAGACCAACTTATTTGGTGGTCCAGGGTTTTCTTATACAGTACTCCTAAATTCCTCAACCCTATTTTCTGGAATTGAAATAGTAATTGATGGGAGTGGTAAACTTGGATTTTCATCAAGTGAAATTAAAGTCGATTCAAAATAAGTCAATGAAATTAGTAATTCCAAGATTGAAATATTAGGGTCGATATCCGTAGTTAGTTGCACCATATTTAAGTTCCTTTTTTATTTTATAATATACTATTATATCATAGTTTAGGCGGTTTAGGAGAGTATTTTCAATAAGAATTCTAACGGTTCCGTTAGTTCAGCTAACTTAACTATATTCTATTGTGCTAAAATTGTTTACTTTTTTAAATTGAATCTTAGCTTTGAGTTTATTCTCAAGTAAGTCTGGCTTATGAGAAATAATAAATGTATTTGTTCCATTTTCCAGAGTCAGTAGAATTTTTAATAGGCTATCCACACCATCATCGTCTAGTGATGAGTCAAATGTCTCGTCAAGGATTAACAGATTTGTGTTGGTAGAATTTTTCATTTTGGCTATTTGACGCCAAGCAAATAATAAACTCAGGTCAATCCTCATCTTTTCTCCTTCTGAGAAATTGTCATATACAAATGCATCCCTATGTCTGGACTTAATTGTTTCTTCAAAATTCTCATCTAAATGGAATGCCACAAAGAATTCTAAAACTTGAAGGTACTGATTAATAAGAGTATTCATTGCAGGTAGATATTCCTTTATAACTTTAGTTCTTATGCCAGTATCCTTAAGCATTTCTGATGCTATGTCATTATATAATAAATCAGTATTTGCTTCATTTAATTGCTCTTGTATATTTCCAAGTTCATATGTCATATCAATTAAATCTTGTAATGGTTTTTTCATATCAACTTCTTTGACTTGCTTGCTTTGCAATGAATCTATTCTATCTGAACACCAATTAATTTTCCTATTGGTATCAAGCATAGAATTAATATCATCTCTTGCTTGTTCTATTGCTAAGCAAGTAGAATTATATTTTGGTTCATTATGAGTAATTTCTTGTTGAGTCTTTTTTGCCTGGTCTTTAACTTCAATAAGCATTGCAGTTTTTAATTGTTTATTAATCTCTTGAGTACATGTTGGACAATCATCATTATTCTCAAAAAACTTAGCTGTATCAACAAGGTGTTTCATAACATGATTACACTTACCCTTTTCAGTAGTTAACTCATCTTTTATATTTCTTAAAGTTTTTAATTTTTGTTCAAGTCCGTATGGATATTTTTCTAATTCTAATCTTAATTTATCAAGTTTTTCTTGACAGTCTTTAATTTCTTCATCAAAAGATTTTTTTGCTTCTTCATTTATTTCTTCTAATTGGTTAATATGTTTTTTCTGATATTCAATTTTATCCTTTTGAGCATCTACCGATATTTTAGAACTCCTAGCTAATTCCTTTGCTCGCGAGGTTCTTTCACGTAATATAACCTTCATCTTGGAAAATATGTTTATATCTAGGAGGTCTTCAATGACATCACGCCTATCATGAGACTTTAATTGCATAAATGGTATAAACGAACTAGAACCTAAGACTACAATTTGATGAAAGGATTTATGATTTAATTTTAATATATTTTGTTCTAAAAATTTTTGATAGTCTCTTACGTTTGTTTGTTGATCTA